TACTACTAATGAACTAAATTTATCATATAGTCCGTTTTTAGATGTTTTTATTAAGAAATTCCCTGTAATTATATTACAAGAACCGCATACATTCAATAGTTTAAAGAAAAAAATTAAATGTGACGGATATCGCGAAGAGCTTCATGTTGTATTAATGCGAAAGCTTAAAAAGAATCAGTCTAAGTCTTTTTATTTTAACAAATTACAATATTTCTGTAAGAAGTATGATCTTACATTTTTAGATAAAACATACTTCGAAGACATGAGAAATAAACTTTCTCTCCTATAAATACTTACAATGAGCAAGTTTGTAGCTAAAATAGATGAATTCTTAGGTGTTAATAAAAAACCAACCGCTGCTCAGTCCAATCAAGCAGATATTAATAGTATCGAAAAAGAAGTTGAAGCTGGGACGACTAAGGATCCAGTAAAGAAACAAATTGCTCGGGTTGCTAAACAAAAGAGACAAAAGATCTTAAAAGACCTTAAGAAGGACCCGGTAACCGCGTCTACAAAGAAGAAAGGTAAAGTACTCGAGGCTGACGATGATTTTGTACCTAGACAAGGTCCTGAGACTGGTGGAGAATTTGTGCCGACGACTCCAGATAGTTTAGCGCAAGGAGAAGAACCACCTGCTGAAACAGAGCCTTTAACTACAGAGGGAGAAGTGTTTCTTGTTAACTTAGCGAAAGATTGTTTAAATACAGATTTACCAAGTATAGATTTAGCTAGATTAGGGATTGACCGACGACTGCTCACTCAAGACGCACAACCTGAAAATTCAAAAGAAATTGAGAAGGTTTTAAGACGGATAGTGAACGAGGGAGGACTAGGGGAAAGTTTTAATTCTAAAATAGATTCTCTTATTGAAAATTTAGAATTACAGGATTTAAGTAGTAGTATCTCTATTGAAGACTTAAAAAAAAACGATAGAGTAGTCGTTCTTGTACCGGGTAGCTTTAAGCCCCCTCATAGAGGCCATTATGAAATGGTTAAACAATACAGTGAAATGTATCCTCAAGGCCAAGTTCATGTTTTAATTTCTGCTCCATCTCCTAAAAGTGAGCGAAGAACTAAAGACGGTAAACTAATTACTCCATCCGCAGCAAAGCAAATATTTGAGCTATATGCTCAGCCTCTTACTAACGTTACAATTAATGTCTCAGAGTATCCATCCCCTGTAACAGCAGCATATGAGTCTCTTAAAACTTTAGAGCAAGGTACCACGGTAATATTAGGCGCCAGTAAAAAAGATAATGACTGGAAGCGCTGGTCATCTGCTCAAGCTTGGGCTGAAAAAGAAGGGTTAGGATTAGATATTGAGAACCCTGAGGAGAGTGCAGTTGATGTTGTATCTAATAATATTGGTAGACCTTATAGCGCTAGTAACATAAGGGATAACTTTGATAACTTTGAACAAATAAAAACTGACATACCGGAGCATGTCAGTCCTGAGGAGATTAAAGCTATTTTTGACTTACTTTAAGTCTCTTACAAAATCATAAAACTCCTGTCTTGTAAGGTCCCCTTTATCTAAAAATGCACCTGACATTCTAGCAGTCTTCATTGTACTATTGTGCTTAACTCCTCTTACACATGCACACATATGATCCGCTTCTACTAAAACCGCAACTCCTTTATTTTGTTCAGCCACAAGATCAATGTGTTTATGGATTTGCATAGTTAAATTTTCTTGAACCTGTGGTCTCCTTGAGAACCATTCAACAATTCTATTTAATTTACTAAGACCTATAACCTTTCCCTCTTTACCAGGTATATAAGATACATGAGCGTATCCGATAAACGGTAGATGATGATGAGAACAGAAGGAATGTACTGTAATATTGCCTTGAAAAACTAAACCATCATAATTATCGACGTTATCGAATGCTGTTATTTTAGGAGGACCATTATAACACCCTTCAGCTAAGTCGTTGACAAACGCTTTTGCCACCCGTCTCGGTGTGTCTGCGCTGTTTGGATCATTTCTCCAGTCGAACCCTAAGGCATCCATATAACACTCATAGGCAGCAGAGGCCTTTTCAATAATTAACTCTTTCTCCTGCTCTGTCCGCGGCTTATTGCCGTTAGCGTATTGAAGTAAATCTTCATTCATATGCAATCATTATAGTGGAATTAGCCTATAAATCAACAGTTGATTACTTCTAGGTTGTAGTTATAATAAAAACATATGAGTTTTACCAGTACAAAGGTCCTCGAGCTTGGTAGTTGTGCTTTTCGACAGCCAAAGGCAGATTCTCACTGTAGATTCCTACATGGCTATCGACTAACGGCGAAAGTTTGGTTTGGAGCTAGCAAGTTAGATGAAAACAATTGGGTAGTAGATTTTGGGAGTTTATCTCACTTAAAGAAGATTTTAAAGGAACAATTTGATCATACTACAGTTATAGATAAAAGCGACCCTTATATTGAAAGTTTCGAAGGCCTTAATAGTGCCGGTGTACTAGACTTACGATTAATGGATGGAGTTGGTATTGAAAAATTTGCAGAATATTGCTTTAAGATTAGTAATGATGTTATCTTAGATCAAACCGAAGGTAGGTGCTGGGTAGATAAAGTAGAAGTATTTGAGCATGAGAATAATTCTGCAATTTATACTGAAAATATTAGTACTACTATGAGTTTCGTAAATCACACAGAACAAGACAATGGGTAAAGGAAGTAAAAGACGAACAGGAGAGGATATAAAAAATATTGTATCTAATTGGGATGAAATTAATTGGGGATGTATAAAGCAGACTCAAGACAAAGAAACTAATAAAAATAAAGATGATCGAGAAGAACTCAACGATAATGACAACAGACGGAACTGAGACAATATATCTATCAGACGACAAGGTATTTTATACGGTCGAAGGAGAGGGTGAATTTATAGGATACCCATCCGTGTTTATGCGACTGTCAATGTGCAATTTAACATGTAAGGGGTTTGCTTCTGCTGCTTCTCCTCATGGTTGTGATAGTTTTATATCTTGGAGTGTTAAGAACAAGCTCACATTAAAGGAATTGTTTGATTTTTTTGATAGTAGTGGTTATAAAGAACACTTACGCAATGGAGCTATTTTAAAAATTACCGGCGGGGAACCGCTAGTACAGCAAAAGGCGCTATTAAAATTTTTAGATTATATGGGAGCTGACTGGGATTTTATTCCCCGGATAGATTTTGAAACTAACGCAACAATTTTACCAGACCCAGAGTGGTCGAGAGTTGGTGCTACATTTACTACGTCTCCTAAGATGAGTAATAATGGTGACCCTGAAGATCGTCGATATAAACCAAAAGTATTAGATTGGCACTCTACTAATGGATCTGGATTTAAATTTGTAATTGATAAAGAATCAGATCTAGACGAAGTCTTTGCAAAATATATTGACCCGTTCGATATACCAACTGGTAGGGTGTGGTTAATGCCCTGTTGTGGTAGTAGGGAAGAACATATTAGAAAGGCTCCCATGGTGGCCGAACTAGCTAAGAAGCATAGATTTAACTTTAGCCCTAGGTTACATTTATTAGTATGGGATATGGCATTAAAAGTTTGAGGTAATAAATATTAAATAGTATGAGGATTGCAATTAGCGGTACTGCGTGTCAAGGTAAAACTACTCTTATTAAAGATTTCTTAGGTCAATGGCCGACCTATAATACTCCAAAAAAGACTTACAGAAATATTATTAAAGAGAATGACCTTGACCATTCTTCGAAAACCAATAAAAAGACCCAATGGGATATTCTCAATTTTATGATTGAGGAGCAACAGAAGTATAGAACTGGGGATAATGTTATCTTTGACAGGTGCCCGTTGGATAACCTAATATATAGTATGTGGGCAGTTGAGCAACCAAATAATGATATCGATGAAGATTTCGTCAAGAAATGTATACCACTAGTTCGTGAGAGTTTTCGAAACTTAGATATTATCTTTTTTACTCCTATTACTAAAGTAGCACCTGTTAAAATAGAGGAAGATGACTTAAGAGATACTGATGCAGAGATTATAGAATCTATAGATAATATATTTAAAGCTGTACATCGTGAGCATGAGCATAATCCAAAAACTACATTTTTCATTACAGATGACAAGCCAGCTATTATTGAGGTTTTTGGTAGTAGACATGAGCGTATACAATTATTAAAATTATATATTGACGCAGAGGGAGATGCGCAAGATCCTGGTAATATATTAGATGAAGAAACACTTAAGGAGATGGAAAAACTTCAAGAAGTATGGAAAGATGTAGATCCTGAGGAACATTCCCTTATTAAAAAGGAGATGGAAAGTAAAGTTAAGGAAGAGAAGCGCTTGGATAGATTAAATAATTATAGATGAGGGAATATGATGAGTTATGCGAGCGGTATATGACAAGAAGGGTTAGATCCTTTTATCCTCGTAAGTTTGACTTATCACCTGAGTTTGTAGAGGCTTTTAAATTAGAGTATTCACGCTTAGTAGAGTCTGGTCAAAATAAACGAACAGTGTTTGAGAGGATGCGCAAAGCATTATCCTTCCATCTTTGACTTCTGTAGTACCTTTACAATATATTTTAGTATCTCTGATCTAACGATTTCGAGTTCTGTAAACGTAAATACATTAATACCGAGATCCATAGATTCCTCTGTATTAAATGCGTCATATATATTCTTAAAGCCTGATCGATTGCCGATATCGCTTTGCATCGAGTCTCCAATAACAATATATATCGATTCATGTCCGAATCTAGTTAAAATTGTTGTTAATTCCTCACGAGTTAGATTTTGAGCTTCATCAACTAATACACATGAGCCTTTAAACGTTAGACCTCTCGTATAGTTAACTGGAACACATTTAATAAATCTCTCTGACATTAGAGTATTAATTGTCGGACTATCTAGCAACTCATTTAACTTTTCTAATAGAGGAAGGCTCCACGGTAGAAACTTTTCCTCAACCTCTCCTGGTAGTGAGCCCATACTTTTTGACGCTGATTCTACAATGCTGCGAATGTATACTATTTCCTCTACCTTTTGCGTGCGGAGTAATTGTAGTGCAATATACACTGATAAATATGTTTTCGCGGAACCCGCAGGTCCATCTATTAAAGACATCCTACAATTATCTTTAAAGCAAACATCTAAAAAATTATCATGTACATCAGTTAAGTTGTATTTCTGCTGTATACTATAATCGAGAAATTTATTCTTCTCTATACTGTCAGTAATTTCTGTTTTATCTATTTTTGTTTTTTTACTGACTCGTCGACCGTTCATAGATGTCCTTTTTGATGATGTAGTAGCATCCCCTCGATTTCGTTTAGTCATATCTGTAAGTATTTACTTGCTTTTTGTTATTTTACAATTATAATAATCGCTGTGAACATATTATTGTGTTGTCTTAGTTATAGAGAGTATACAGGTTCAGAGATATATTTTTATGAACTCTCAACTGCCTTACACTCAGCTGGTCACAATGTATCTATTTTTTCTCCTTTCGTAGATACCCCTCTACGAGATAGAACTAAAGATATAGACTTTCCCAATAAAGAGGAAATTAAGAAAGAACCATACGATATGGTTTTGTTTTCTCATGGAAAAGTTATATGGGAGTACTTAAAAGGTGTTAAGACAAATAAACTAATTAATATTATTCACTCTGAAGTTATTGACCTTGAAGAACCAGTAGATGACCCTAGGGTTAGTTTATATGTGGGCATACGACCATCAATTGTTGAGTTTATAAAAAGCAAAATACCTACTGCTACTGTAAAATTAATA